CTTTTTGTAACATTTCTTGTACTGTATAAGGACCACCTTTGTTACAACTAATATTAACGTCTGTTTTAGTTTGAGAATAAGAAGATGAAAATGCCTGCTCATTCCATGGATAAGCTTCTACATCATACGTACAACCTTTTCCTGTGACTCGCATTCCTATTTCTCTAAGTTTTAAAGGAATCATTTTTTTAGTGTTGTCAATTTGTTGGTTTAACAAATTAGCATCAATGTGTCCTTTAAACTCTATAGTCAACAATACAGGCACATCAAGATAATTTAAGTACCCAGACTGCAATGCTGCTGTCTGCATAGCCTGGAAGAACAGTCCCATACTATAAGGTTCAATGACTGTAAAGCTCATGCTGAGTGCATTAGAATTTCCTGTGCCTTTGTTTAAACCTACCATACCGCTGATTTTTAAATTTTCAACATAAAAATCATATTTGCCATAGGCAGTTGATACAAGATCTTTTTCTGGGGCGGCGCCGGCAGACTTAATAATAATTGGTCCTAAATCGCCTTTTCTGTAAGTTGAATTTGGATCATTAATGTGTTCTAAAGGAAGTACACTTAATGTAAACATATAGTTAAACGAAGTATATTGATTTAAAACATTAGGGAACGGAGGCGTTCCTGGAACAGATGCTTTAAACCCTGAAGTGTAACCTTTTACGTCAAGAGTAGGCTGTCCTGCTGCAATGCTGCCTAGTGCGGAAGTGGCGGAGTTTGCAATACCTGGGACTAATCCTGCAATATTAGTACCCACATTAGATAATCCGCTAAGAGCAGCATTTTTCAAAGATTCCGCAGATTGTGTTGCACTAGCAATGCCTTGTGTAACTGCAGAATTTCCCGATAATACTTTAGTTACTTGGCTAGATGCTGTAGTTGCTGCACCTCTAACTTCATCAAAAAATCCCATGTTATAATCCCAACAGTTTGTTTAAACTATCGCCTTTAGGTATGTATATCTTAGTTCCAGCAACAAAATCATAAATTGGATCTTGTAATATGTCTAAATTTCTCTGCATAAAAACCCACCAAAGTTTAGGTTCTTTGTAAAGGTCGTAGGCCAACAAATCAGGTCTAAAATTATATTGAGGTTCTATTGTGTAGAGATAGTCATCTGATTCTGCAGGCACTGTTCTAATACGAAGTATGCCTAGATAGTTATTTTTTATTTGCGTATCTTTCCACGGACTTGTATTTTTATAAGTAGCCATTAATTATACCCCGGAATATTATTGACATATTTGCCGTTGACAAAATCGCCAAGATTAAATTTCCTAACATCTTCTCTACTGTAGACAGGCATTACCGTTACTGAAATATTACTCTTTACAGGAACATGCGTTGCGCCTCCGGATGCTGAACCTGAAGTTCCTCCTCCGCCACCGGATGCGCTTAGTAAATTTTTAACGCCGTTGACTACGCCTGATGCTGCACTCACTGCGCCTAACGCCCTTGCGGCTTTACCTGCACCAAATGCTCCGGCTAGTCCAGCAAGTGCTCCGGTAGTTGCTGATATGCTTTCAATAGATGACATGCCGCCTCCAGATGCCATACCAAATCCACCCATTGATCCTTCTGACCCTACATTAGTAGAAATATAATTTACGTCTGATGGTAGTTCGCAAGAAAAATTTGTAACAACTACAGGTATATTTTTAAACACATAATCTCCGTAGCCATTTAATAACACAATAGGAGGAGGATTACCAGCTTCTTTACCCATGTCACCGCTGAACATTTTAGTAATAGATCTTAGATAGTGTACTGCGGCTATCCAGTACTGTGCTTGTATTGCATCTTCTACGTGAAATGCACCGTTAATCGTAATAGAGTCCGATTTACTATTTTGATAGCTTAAGAAATTGTAGTTTTGATGTGTGATTGCAGTGGGTTCATAGTTAGCCGACGAACTAATTGCAATTGAAGGAGTAAAGGGCCACACTAGGCCGCCTGCACGTACTAATGGTTGTAGTACTGGGCTCCCTGTGTAAATTGGAGTGCTGGGCATACTAAGTCTAACACGCCAATCGTTACTAGCATCACTACCCACAAACTGTGCTCCGGCACTGAAAATTTGTCCAAGTGCATTGCCGCCTGTGGGCAAATTTGCGCTCCGTAATGCCGACACTAATGCCGCAGGATTTGATAAATTATTTAACGCACCTGCAACTCTACTCACTGTTCCTGCAACAGATCCTAATGCGCCCATTGCTGAAACAGCATTGGATCCTAAAGATGAGGCGGCTTGCCCGATAGTTCGTATACCTGCGCCTGGATCAAAATTTGGCATTATTGGACTCCTTTGTCAGTGTATTTAGTTGACAAAATAAACTGCGTAGTTTATAATGTATGTAATTAGGAATGATATGACTAAAGTTAACTACTTAAACAACAAAGATTTATTAGAAGAAATACACAAAAGCAAAAATACATTTTGTAGTTTTGTCAATCCAGAATATCATCAATACGATCTTATTCTACCAACCGTTGATAAAATTAACATTCGAACTGTTGCAGAGGCCAAACGAGCACAGGCAAAACGAATGAGTCAAGAAGCTTATGCTAGTCGTAAGGCAGCAGGTGAAAAAGTAAAAATTGCAGACTGCGAAGTAGATTATAAAAAAATTCCCAAACAAGATTTAGTGTTTAGAATTATGACTTTCGATCATATTCCCTTAAACAATACACGTAAAAAGAATCCTAAAACACTTGCTGACCATAGAGACAAAGTAAACTTTCCGCCGTTCCAACATTGGAAATTTAATGAAAACGATATCCTAGTATGCGTTGGAAAAAGTCATTGGAAGGGAGACTTAGAAACTGGAAAGTTTAATAAGGACCACGGACAGATTACTAATACATTGGCTCGAATGTACATTAAATTGTGTGAACGATATGCTACCCGTGGAAATGTTAGGGGTTATACATACAACGATGAAATGAAAGGTCAAGCTATTCTACAGTTAACACAAATTGGTCTACAGTTTGACGAATCAAAATCAAACAATCCATTTGCTTACTTTACCGCCGCGGTGACTAATTCGTTTGTTAGGATTATTAATATTGAAAAACGTAGTCAAAATATTCGTGATGATCTATTAGAAATCAATGGTATGAATCCTAGTTATAGTCGAACTGGTGAAGGCGAACATCAGGCAGCATTAAAACGATTCGACGAAACTGCCGATTGACCTGTAGCCTTAAAACAACTATAATAGATAAATGGAGATACTATATTGAGTAACCTTTTTAAACGAGTAGCCTGTTTCACGGACATACACTTTGGATTAAAATCTAATAGTTCAACGCATAATCAAGATTGCGAAGACTTTGTAGATTGGTATATTGCTAAAGCCAAAGAGGAAGGATGTGACGTCGGAATCTTTATGGGCGATTGGCACCATAACCGTAATAGCCTTAATATTACTACAATGGATTATAGTCTTAGAGCCCTTGAAAAACTAGGACAGGCGTTCGATAAGTTTTATTTCTTTCCTGGCAATCATGATCTTTACTACAAAGATAAGCGGGACATCCACTCAGTTGAATTCGGAAAGTACATTCCTGGAGTCACTGTGGTGCATGAGCCCACTACTATTGGTAACGTTACTCTATGTCCTTGGCTTGTCGGAGACGAATGGAAGTCAATAGGCAAGAAAGGTGGAAAGTATATCTTTGGTCACTTTGAATTGCCTAGCTTCTTTATGAATGCAATGGTGCAGATGCCTGACCATGGAGAAATTGCATTAGATAGTTTTAAAGGTTATGAGTTAGGGTTTAGTGGGCACTTTCATAAACGCCAACAAAAAGGCAATATGATTTACATTGGTAATGCTTTTCCCCACAACTATGCAGATACCTGGGACGATGATCGTGGTATGATGATTTTAGAATGGGATAAGCAACCTGAATATTACTCATGGCCGGATCAACCTACATTCCGCACCATTAAACTTAGCAAACTAATCGATGAAGCAGATTCAATTATATTGCCTAAACAACATCTGCGTGTAAGTTTAGATATTGATATTAGTTATGAAGAAGCTAGTTTTATCAAAGAAAAGTTTATGCAAGACTATTCAATTAGAGAAATGACGCTGATCCCTGAAAAGAAAGAAGTAGAAATTAACACTGACATTGACATTCAAAAGTTTGAGAGTGTTGATCAGATTGTATCAAATCAACTTGTAAGCATTCAATCCGATACATTTGATACCAAAGTGTTACTGAGCATTTATAATAGCCTATGATAAAATTAAAAGAATTAACCGTGAAAAACTTTATGAGCGTGGGTAATCAAACTCAAGCTGTAAATTTTACTCGTGAACATTTAACTTTGGTGCTAGGTGAAAACTTAGATCAAGGTGGAGATGATAGTGGAAGTCGTAACGGCACGGGTAAAACTACCATTGTAAATGCTCTTAGCTTTGCGTTATACGGTACTGCACTGACTAATATCAAGAAAGATAACTTAATCAACAAAATTAATAATAAAAACATGTTGGTTACGCTTACTTTTGAGAAAGACAACAACAAATATAAAATTGAGCGAGGACGTAAACCTACTGTGATGAAATTTTATGTTAATGACGAAGAGCTAGTCACAGAAGAAACTGATGATAGTCAAGGTGACATGCGAGAAACGCAGAAAGATATTAGTGAATTATTAGAAATGAGTCACGATATGTTTAGGCATATAGTTGCTCTTAACACTTATACAGAGCCGTTCCTTAGTTTAAAAGCCAATGAGCAGAGAGAAATTATTGAACAGTTACTAGGTATTACCTTACTCAGTGAGAAAGCTGATCTGTTAAAAGAACAGATACGGATATCTAAAGATTCGATCTATCAAGAAAATGCTGATATTGAGGCTGCTAAAAAATCTAACGAAAAAATACAGTTAAGTATTACTGGTTTAGAAACTAGACAGTCAGCTTGGTATTCTCAACAAAAAACAGACTGTGCAAAAATTGCACAAAGTATCACTGAACTACAAAGTGTAGATATTGATCGTGAATTAGAGCAACATGCTAAACTCAAAAGTTATGATGAACTAAGTGCTAAGATTAAAAGTCTTAACAAAGAAAAATCAACACTTGAAACTGCTGTGATACAAGCAGATAAGACTGTAACCAAATACACTAAAGAATCAGAACAGTTAAAAAACAAAACGTGTCCCGCATGTGAACAAGGATTGCACAGTCATAAGCATGAAGAAATGACTGCTAATGCAGAAAAGAATCTAGCAGATGCTATGATTTATCTGCAAGGCGTTAGCGACAGCTATGCTAGTGTTATGCAAGAGTTAGAAACTATTGGAGATATCAATGGTAGGCCTCAAACTTACTATGATACCTTAGAAGAAGCACTTAAACATCAGAATAATCTTGCTAGTTTAGAAACTGCATTAGGTAATAGACAACAAGAAAAAGATCCTTATCAAGAACAGATTGATGAATTACGTCATACCGCTATTCAAGAAATATCATGGGATAACATTAACGCATTAACTTTGCTAAAGGATCATCAAGAGTTCTTGCTAAAGTTACTGACAAATAAGGATTCGTTTATTCGTAAGAAGATCATAGATCAAAACCTTGCCTACTTGAACAATAGATTAACCTACTATCTCGATAAGATGGGGTTGCCGCATCAAGTAAGTTTCTTAAACGACTTAAACGTTGAAATCACACAGTTGGGACAAGATCTAGATTTTGATAACTTGTCACGTGGTGAACGTAATCGTTTAATCTTAGGATTAAGCTGGAGTTTCCGCGATGTGTGGGAAAGTTTATATCAAAACATTAACTTGTTATTCATTGACGAGCTTATTGATAACGGCTTAGATGCTAATGGTGTTGAAAATGCGCTAGCAGTACTAAAGAAAATGGCACGTGAGCGTAATAAGAATATCTATTTGATCAGTCACAAAGATGAATTAATAGGTCGTGTGAATAATGTTCTTAAGGTCGTTAAAGAAAACGGCTTTACTAGCTATGCAAATGATTTAGAAATAGAAGAATGAATTACGAAGAGTTGCACGATCGTTTAATGAAAGAATTCAGAGCTTACTTTGAGGACTATCAAAATTGGGCAACTACTGAGTCGCATGCCAGTGGTATGCGAACTCGCGCACATTTATCAGATATTAGACGAATTGCCAGCGCACTTAGAGTGGATATATTAGAAACTCGCAAACTTAAACCTAGAATTAAATCACCAAAATATAGAGCAGAGCAACTTGCTCAAAAACAACAGGCAGATAAAGGCACAGACACTAACTAGTTGATGTCATGGTATTATCAAAACGCATTAGTTGAAACCCTTCCAGAAGAATGTATAGGATTCGTCTATTGTATCACTAATAACATCACTGGTCGCATGTATATAGGCAAGAAATTAGCAAAATTCTCTAAAACAACTTACAAAACAATAAAACTCAAAAACGGCACGAAGAAGAAAAAGAAGATTCGATCTAAAATTGATTCAGACTGGCGTGAATACTATGGCTCCAGCGACCACTTAACAAAAGACGTAGAAACTCTAGGCACAGAAAATTTCAAAAGAGAAATACTTTACTACTGCACATCAAAGGCTGAATGCTCATACATAGAGGCAAGAGAACAATTCACTCGCAAAGTTCTCGAAAGTGACAACTATTACAACGGACATATTGCTGTTCGTGTACACGGAAGTCATATCAAAGGCAAACAATTAAACGGTTAACGCTGGCGCAGGCTAATTTCGTGCGCTCTATACCTGGATCTCGGATCGCAGGGACAGAAATCTCTCGCCGTTAAGAGTACTCAACCACTATCCTTTACAGGACGAGGATCGCAAAGCTGCCGCGGTTTGGTTGTTTAAAGGAAAATCAAAGGCAAAAAGAGGGGAAATAAGCCCCACGTTTGCTAGCATGTTAGCGTATGTTAGTAGGCCGCCGTCATAATAAAGACACAGCTCGAGGTACCGGATGACCGCCTCTGTAATGCTGTAACGCTAAGTGATAAATGTGCAACTCAGATAATGTTGAATTTTATTTCTTTGCCCGCAAGGGCAAAGTGTGACTGAACAATCTAGATAATATTTAAATGCTTCGCATTAATCATAATTAAATAAAAGACAATAGTTCGAGCTGCAAAGCGAAGAACAGATGTACGCAGTACATCATTAATAAATACAATACTATGAAAATATACGAGATTATATCCGAAGAACAGCAAGTTGACGAAAGACTTGGAGTTAAGCCTGCTGCCGATGCTGTACAAAAGGCATATAGAGGATATAAACGAAGTAAAGATCTAAAAGCAGCACAAGCTGCTAAAAAAGCTAGACAGGAAAAGAATATATTTGGTCAAAGCAAGTATGACCTTAAAGGATTAAAAGGTCAAGAACGTATTGACATGATTGCTAAGAGAGCTGCCGCAAGTGCTACTGCAGCTGCCAAAGCTAAAGAAGCAATAACTTCTGCTAGCACAGTACTTCAAGCATTAGGTGTAGGCGTAATTGTTTATAATTACCTAACTCAAATTGCTGCCGTAGAAGAAGATTTTGAAGAATTTAAGGCAGCTAAAGAAAAAGGAAAAGAGCTTTCATCTGATAATATGTTTGCAAGCATGGAATCTGTAGAAGAAGCTAGAGCAAAGGCTTTAGAAACTCGTGAAGAACTATTAGGATATGCAACTGCTCAAATGCTAGCAGTTGTGGGTATTGCAGGTAAGTTTGTCAGTGTGTTAGGATCTGCAATAAAAATAATACCGGGAATAGGACCAGTTATTGGTTATCCTTTAAAAGGTCTAGGATGGGTAATTACTAAACTAAGTGGTGGCAATTCAACTATGGCCACCAGTGTTAGACTAGCATTAACAGCATGGATATCTAGTCCCCAAGGTATAGAATTCTTACGCTATTGGAGCAATGGCATATTGATTAGTTTAGGTAGATATGTAACAAAAGAGTTAGGATCCGCCACTGCGTTTGCCATAGATAAACTTGTCGAACTTGGTGATCAAGCTGCTGCATGGGTTAGTAAAGAAACAGGATTAAATATTAAAGTGCCTGACGCTGTTAAATCTAAACTAACACCGACTCAAGCAGAAAAAGATGCGGCAGCAGCGCAGGATTCGGCACGTAATGCTAAAAAAGTCTATGTAAATGATGTGCTAGTAACTGACTACGACGGTTACTTAACTACTAGTAGAGATGTGTTACTAAGTCCAAAGATTAAAAATGAACTGTGGAGAGCCAAACAGGCCGGTAAACCTAATCCACTAGCAGCTATTCCTAAGAAACCTGATGCTTCTTATCCGCCGGAAGTGTTAAATTAAATTTAAGCCAGACTTTTTAGTAGCTTCAATGTTGTCTTTGACAATGTCATTAATCAACACTCTATCTTCATAAGAGTAAATGTGAAACAATTCTTGGCTAGTTACTCCGCCTCGCATATACCAACTTAGTCTAAAAATTTCATCTTTGATGCCTTTAGCATCATTTTCAAGACTGTTAATATAGGCTTCAATCTCAGAGTTTGAGAGACGAAGTAACTTTATACGAAAAAATTTGATTGATCCAGGGTGACGTTAACATGATCTTCATGACCGCAGGCAGCACATTTTATCTGCTGCTTAGGCATGCTCCATGTTTCTTTGTTTTGTTCTAGTTTAAGTTTAATACTGTTATAAGAATCTCTATCAGTGTTACGTAACCAGTCTTCAATAAACTCTTTGTTATCTACATTACCATCAGGGGTTTGAACTTGTTCAACAGCAGTTAAAAATAATTGTAGTTGTAGTTCGCTAAGATCTTTATAAATTTGATCAAGTTGTTTTTGTTTTTCTGCGTCAGCCATTTCAACTGTTTGATACAGAGTTTTTTGTAATTTAAAATTTTCTATACTAAAATAACTCATTTCATCGTACTGCAAGGGACGAATTTTAATAGTTAATGAATCGTTGATAACCACAGTATTAATAAATTTTAAGTTATTAAAATAATCTAGCATGCCTTTTAGGTCAATGTCGTAGTCATTTTCAGTTTCACAAGCTGTACATTTTTGAGAAACTGATAGTTTATCTCCAAATGTTGCAATTCTTATGGCAATAATAAGCGCATCAATGTCAATGCTAGGCATTACCTTTGCATTTTTCACAAACGGACAACAGCTTTCAATCACTTTAGCAGTGGCTTCTCCGCTGTATAGAGCATCAGGAGTCTTATAAACAATCTCATCCATGCCGGTCATGGCAAATACAGGAACGTTATTGTAGTCACCTATAAATGCTCCCGGCTCGTAGAACAATCCTTTGCTAGGCAACGTTACATAGATTTTTGGTTGTCTAAAAAACTTTTGTAAAGGGTTTGCTGGGTTCATATTTTGATCCGATAAATATATTATCCGTATTTATATACGCACATTTCACCAGGAAATATAATGGCACGCGAAGACGAAATTCTAGAAGAGCTAAAACGATTAAACAAAAATTCTGCCAAAGGGGGTTCTTCTCCCACAGGACCATCTGTAAAATTACCTGGAGCTGGTGAGTTTAACATATTCAATACTGCGTTAGGCGGTGCAGGCAAAGCTGCTGATGCAGTTAAAGACGCCTATAATAAAGTTGCCCCGGGCATTGAAAAAGGTTTAGATACTTGGAGAGAACTCAGCAAAGTTGGAGCAGGATTCAGTAATGATGTAGTAGGAATGACTGTTGCGGCAGCTGGCACCCGAATGCCCCTGCAAGAATTTGCCAGCATTATAGGTAAAAATGCTGAAGAGATGCTGGGATTTGGTGGTACAGTTACTCGTGGTGCTGAAGATTTTGCCAAGATGAGTAAAAAGATGTTTGACGAGTACGGCACACAAACTGACCAGCTACGTCAAATGGGCTACACTAACAAAGAACTTAATGAAATTTTATTAATGCAAGGTAGCATACAGCGTGGATCTTTTAAAGATGCACAGTCTAGAGACAAAGCTACAATTGAAAGTGCTACTAAACTAGCAACTGAAATGGATGAAATGGCCAAACTCACAGGTAAGAGCCGTGAAGAACAAATGGCCAACATGAAGAAAGCTCAGGCTGACATGCAATTTGAAGCTGCGATTCGTTTGAAAACGCAAGGCATGAGTGCTGAAGACGCTAAGAAGTTTGAAGATAACGCTAGGAAACAGTACGGAGATGCACAACTTCGTGGACAAGGGCAGATGTTTAAAGAAGTATTTGCTACAGGTCAAATAATGAGTAAAGAAGCTGCTATGCAGGCTTCACTTAATCAAGAACAAGCAGCAGCCACAAGGAAACAAGCACAAGCATCAGGTGATGCTAAATTATCTGCAGATCAAAGAGAAGCTCAAGCAAATGCAGCCGCAGCCGAAGGTCGACGAGCAGCCGCTGCTGACATGAACAACACTGCTAAATTGCAGATTATGACATTAGGTGATGCAGGTGGTGCTGCATCAAAAGTATTAAACGACTCAGCTGGTGCACAGATAAAACAAGTCAGGGGACTTGAAGCAATTGCTGCTGCTAATGGTCTTGATCTTAAAAATAAAGAAGACGCAATTGAAGCTCAAAGATTGCAAAATGAAGAAATTAAAAAATCTCAAGAAGGCAAAGACGCAGACGGCAAAGCAGTTAGTGGTGCAACTAAAGCTGTTGTTAATCTAGGAGCTCGAGTAGGAGATGCCGAAAGTGCAATAATGAACAAGTTGGTGTTACCGTTAAATCGAGATGTTAGTCCTGCACTGGGTAGATTTGCTGATAGGTTACTAGGTTCAAAATCTGAAGCACTGCCTGCAA